CTCCAAACCACATTACTAAAGATTGTCTAACGCCTCTTGTTACAGGTGCTACTCTATGATTTAAAAAAGATGCAAAACAAATTGCATGACCTTGTTCAAGTTTTATTCGTTTGCCTGGGCTCATTATTTCTAAATCACCACCATCAAATTGATCTTCTGGAGATAGTAAACATGTCATAGATATTTTTCTAACAGGTGGTTCGTGCTCCATACTTACATCACAATCCATATGCCAATCATAAAAACCACCCTCTGGGTATTCTGTAAATTGTGCGTTTTCTGTTATTTGTATATCACCAAAACCAAAATGATTTTTATTCATCTTTTGAATAAATGAATTAACTTGATTATACATTGGACTCATTTCTTTAAATGGTATCCAACTAATTGTAGTTACTCTTTTTTTAGTATTGACTCCGCCTTCAGGTTTGTTAACACCAACTTTAGCCTGCAAAGGTTTTTGTCTTCTACCACACTCAATAATTTGCCTACACTGATTTGGTGTAAATAATGGTACTGTTGTATGAGCAATCCAACTTTTCCATTTAGGTTCTGTTATCACCATTATGCACTCCTGTTTTTAACTGGGTTATATTCTACATCCATATTACAAGCTAGTGTTCTTCGTATACTATTTGTGCTGTTAAAGGGATAAACACAATGCCTCATGTCATATGGAAAAATAAAAAATCTTCTTTCTCTTAACTCTGGTCCGTAGTCTGTATTAGCAAATTGACCAGATGAATTACCTAGTATTTGTAAAGAACCATTCATAGGTTTATCAGATGCTGAGTACTCAACACCAGTATGTTCTGGTAATTTTAAAATCATAACTGAGGACAAGCCTGTATACAAAGTACCTTGATGTATATGAACTGGATTATATTCATTAGCTTTCATTTCATTTACCCATATAGAATTTAAATGCATTTTGTATTGTTTAATTTTATTCCAATCTAAATAATGTTTCATTACTTCATGAAACCATCTTCTTACATCTAGAGGTAAGAAATTATGTGAATGCATTTTGTCATTTGGTGGACCATTAAAAAACAACGAATGTTCATCTTGAATTTTGCCAACCAATTGTGGATTTGCTTTAGGTAACATGCTTTTTTTAGTTTCATATATATGATTTAAAGTATTAAATATATCAAAAGGAACCTCATAGGTTAAAACAGATTGACCTAAAAATATATAATTAAAATTTAATGTGCTCATATTTTTCTTTTATTCTTTTGGGTATTTGCTCTATGTAAGGATTATATTGTTTTTTTATTGTTGATCTAATTTTGTGCATATTATCTCCTACAACACTATCATCATAATTTATACCATTTAAATTTATTTGTTTTAAATTTTTATAATAATGATTGTCATAGTAAGGTATTTCTAAAAAATTATAAATTTTATTAATTTCACTTTGAGTGTTGTTTACTAAATTATTATAAGAAATAAAATAACACATATCTGGATAATTATATGCATTCTTAATTGCCTCAAGTTCTTTTGCAATAGCACCTTCTTTATGCATTATATTTGATAATTTTTCTTCGTGTGTATTTCCATATTTATTTGGAAAAGCATTAGGGTTTTCTGTGTACCATTTTATATAACTTGCTAAAACATCTAATAAATCTCTAACTAATATTATACATTTAAAAGGTCTTCCAAAATGTTTTTTAACTAATTTTAAATTATTAAGTGTCATAACAGGACCACGATCTATTATATACTCTTGTTTCCAATCTTGATAATAACAATCAAAAACAACATCCATAACATTATCTAATGATTTATGATCAGAAAAATTTTTAAAAACATCTGTATGTTTTAATAAAAATAATTTTTTAAATATTTCTAAAGTAATAGAATTAGCAGTGCATGCTATGTTAGGGTTTTGGTTCATAATAGATGCAAACAAAGTATTACCAGATCTCGGCATTGCCACTAAAAAGAAAAGTTTTTTACTCTTGTTTTGCAATCGAATTTTTTTCAAATTCAAGTTTGACATCATCTTTCTTTTGATTTTCTATTTGCAAATCTTTTTTAATTCTTTCTATTGATTGTAGTTGTCCTAATACATTAAATACTTCAGGTTGGCTTGAGCCTTCCGTTAAAGTCTCCGCTTTATTTTTCATAATTAAATGATAAGAATTTAATTGGTGTGTATTTACATTTTTACTATCAAAAGAACCATCATCAAATTTCTTTTTAAATTTAGACCAAAGTTTTATTTCTCTCATTCTATCTCTAGCAACTAATTGCATTCCTGCTTTTTGATATGTTTTTTCATCTATATCTATTTGCAGTAATTCTTTTTTTAATGGGTCTGTTTCTTTTTCAAACTTTTCCTGTATTCTTTTTTGTTTAACTTCTGCTCTTCTATAATCAAAAGATAATTGCATTAAATTTTCTAAAAATACATTTTGTTCTCTAACACATTGCCAATACTTAGCAGCCTTTGTTGGATACTTTGCATCGTTTAATACAGAAAACTGCATCTCCGTTTCCGTTCTAAACATTTGTTTCTTAGTCCAAGTATCTCTTAATTCTTCTGTTAAATTTTTAAATATCTTAACTTCTTCTGGATCTAATAAGTTATTAAGATTAGGTGCTTCTTTTTCTATTAAAGCTTTTATATTTCTTTTATCTGCCATTGTATTCCTATATGTTTTGTATTATTTGTTTTATATCTTCTTCTAATTTTTTACCTACAGAATTAGAATGATTAATTATTGCTGCACAGAGATTACCATGGTATGGTAAACCCTTCAGTGCTTCTCTAATTTTACCTACAGGTTTACCACCATAATCAATCACTATGGAATTTTTTTCATTTAAACTTATTTTTAATTCAAACAATAAGCCTAAATATTGTTTACTTCTTTCCTTCATCTTTCTCACCTCCATCAAATCCTTGTGGGTTTAATGTAGATAGAGTATTCATTAATTTAACAACTTCACCATAAGGTCTAGTCATTAAGTATCTCATGATATCCATTAGTTGTTCAGAGTTAATAGTGTAAACTCTAGGCTGTGTTTTTGTATTTTTTTTATCCATTTGTCCTCCTATTAAAATGGTATTGATTCATCAAAAGTATTTAATAATACTTTTTGCTTATCTTCTGCTTCTGCTATCTTGCTTAGTTGTTTGTCTATTTCTTCTAAGTGTTGCGGATGCTCTCCTATACCTACAGATTTTTCCATGTATATAGTTATAACCGCTTTTGCCTCTGCTATTTGTGATTCGTATTTTTTATTAAGTGCATTTATTATAAGTTCTCTCACTGGTTATCTCCTTTAAATTGATAGTATTTATTTTCTACCATATCTACATCAATAAGATATGGATTATGTTTTGCAGCTTCAGATTCTCTAGCATCTCTTATAGTTTGATTAAGAGTTCTACCATCTCTTACACATCCAGATACAAAATCATCTACTTCTATTATTGCATTTTTAACTTGTCCCATTACTGACCTCCTTTATTAGTCTGTTTAAATACCAATTAGCTTTTTGTAAATCTTCTAATGGTTCTCCTTTAAATTTATAACGAGAAACATATTTTAAAACATTACCTTTTAAGTATCCATGATACTCATCACTAGTCATACAATCTCTTATAACTTCTATAGTTTCTTTCTTACCATGTTTATAGTGAGAAGGTGAATGAACATTATTATGTTTTCTTTCATTCTCATAAGACATATCGTGTCTATGATCTTTTTCATATTTGTATGTTCTTTTACCATCTATGGGTTGTTCAAATACATAAGACTTATCTTCTGCCATATTCTCTCCTAATAGTTTTAATATCTATTGTTTCTAAATTATAATTACCATCTTTAACTTCTCTTTTAATAATTAAACCACTCCACCACATATGCTGAGTATCTCTTGCAAAATGCTCTTTATGATTTAAATAGCATCCAGCAGATAATGCATGCAATTTTTTACCATTAGGTAAAGTAGAAATAGCATAATCTAATAAATGACTATGACCTACACTAGCAGAAACCTTGTGCTTTGTCAATATAGATCTTGCAATATTTTCACCAGATATTGCAGAACCCATTATACCAGATGGTAAATGGTGAGAATAATGTACACCATCAATTACTTTTATAGATTTATACGGACTTTGTTTCCACCCATACTTACTATATTTAAGATCATCTATACTTATAGATCCGTCTAACTCTGGATTCTCATCTATGAATCTATCAATTCTATCTTCGTGATTACCTAGTATCATAGTCTTAACTGGTTTATGATTGCCTAAACCTTTATTAAATAAAGATAAAGCTTCATGTGTATGCTTCATATCTTTTTGATATCTTCTACCTTCAAATGATTTCTTACCTCTATCATACGAGGATAAAGAATCCATGCTACAAAAATCACCCATGCATATTACATGAGTTACTTTAAAATCTGCAGCTAATTTACCTGCCCACAGAAATCTATCATTGCTTGCTTTGGGTGTGCAATGAGGGTCACCCATAACTAAGTGCGTTGCCATTAGTTTAACTCCTTATCTCTTTTCATTTTTAAATATTCAAGAAAATCAACAACATTAGACTCATCATCAAATTCAGCTACAGAACTAATAGTTAAGTCTTTATTGTTTTTTTTCTTGTCTTCAGCAAAGCCACGAAGTCCCCAAAGAAATGTAGAATGAGGGTCAGTAGTTGCCATTTTTATCATGCCTCTAGCTATTGTAGAACATAATTCATATTGCTCAGTGGACATTTTAGATTGACTATCCATAATTATACCACATGTAAAACCTTTTTGCCAAGGACTAACTATTACCTTAACAGAATTTATAAAACTTAAATCAGTTTTTTTTGTCATTTGTACCAATACCTATCTATATTGTTTTTATTATATTCAATAACTTTATGTTCATAACCTCTTCTCATACTTTTTTTACCAAATTCTTCTGCGTCTTTTTCTTTACTAAATATTTCATTTGTAAACATTTTATAATCTTCTTCTTTTTTATTTTTAAATAATACAAAATATAACATAATAAGAGATGGCGGAGAATAGACCCCTCAAACTAATCCCCACCATACTCAGTGGTTTCCTCCTTAGGATTTGTTACAGCAGTGTACCAAACCCATTTAGGATTCTTACCTTTAGATTGCTGTTGCGGTAACAACTGCAATTTACTTCCCCAACAAGGAAGCTTGTATGGGCAGTATGAACATACAAAACCCAAAACTCTATTACCAGTAGGTTTACTTCTAAAAGTTTCTGCAACATCATCATAACATTTTTTAAAAGGAACATTATCTTTTAATGCTTTAAAATTATCTTTAGCTAATTTTAGAGCTTTTTGTTTATGTTCTTCTACAGCAAAAGGTGTTTCACAAACTGTCCATTCTCCTGTAGATTTATTAATAACTATCCACCCACCAAATTTTTTATCTTGGCTTTCACCATACAAAAATCCTTGTGACGCATAACCAAAGGAATCTTCTCGTACAACTTCATTAAATCCCCCAGCTTCTCCAAATTTTTTTTCAAAGGAATATGGTGACGCACTTTTAATATCCCACACTTTCCCATCAATTTCAACATCTTGTCTGCCTTCAATTTTATCTCCATTAAATTTATAAGTTAATTTTTTTTGTTCATTTGTAATATCTACACCAGCTGATTTCATAACTAAAATAGCCAAGGCTTCTATCATATCCCCAAATGTATTTCTCATTTTTACATTATAAGATTGTCCCTCTCCTTTAATACCTGATTTTTCCATTTGTAATT